CTCCGCCCAAACCGCCTTGCTTGACTTGCTCCTGTCATACCCATAAACCTGAGTACGGTCGTTGTGCTGTTTAAGACCCGTCTCCTTGCAGTAGGCCCTGTATTTCTCCCTCTGAGTGCGGAGCCGCAAGGAAGCTTTCTGCAAGCCCTCAGTGTCGCCCGTCTCCTGCAGCATCATACATTCCCGCTTGGCGGCTCTGATACTCCGCTCCATGGCTCTCTGCTGCTGGAATTGCCTGTATCTCTCGTCATTTTCCTCTTTGGGATAGGGAAAATACCGCTGAAAATTGATGCCCGGAACAAACGGATACTGAACGTGCCCGCAGTTTATGCCGAAAAGCCCCGCAGGCTGACCGTAGCTCGTTTCCGAAAGGGGAGTGTAATATATCTTTCCCCCTGCTCCGTCCACAGTCACACCCTTGGAACCGTCACGGCTGAATATCCTGCCCTGATACGGGGCGCATAAGGGGCGTGCGCCCATGTGTGAGGAGACCTCGATAAGATTTATCCCGTACTGGTCGCATCGTGCGTCCTGCGCAGCCCTCGCCGTGTTTCCCAGCGTTGACCGCATATCCATCATTACATACGCCTCGGGAGACCATTCACGCCCACGCTTGTCAACGAAAGCGGGAATGCCCTTTTGCGCAAGCTCTCTGATGGTCTTGCGGGTCGCTTCCTGCAATGACATCTGCCCCGATACAGCCTTTGCCGCACCCTTGCCCATAACGTCAAGTGCTGACTGTCTGTTGGTCTCTCTGTAAATGGCATTAACGGCATTCACATACGCCGATTTTGCCTTGTACCCCATGACCGTGTTTACAAGGTTAAGGTCGCTTGCCGCCTGCCGCTGAAACGCCTTGGCCGCATTCATGGCTGAGGTTTCCGCAGGAATGTCCGAGAAATATTCCGACAGCCCCGCAGCATTTGCCGCCTGCACCGCATTGTCAAGATATCCTATCTCGGTCTCAGCCGCCGCAAGAACAGCGTCCATAGCCTGCCCGTTCTCGGCTTCGGAATATCCCGCAATTATGGCAGCAGCACGCTTGTCAAAGCGCCCTGCCCTCGCCAGCTGCCTTATCCGCCACCTTGACGTGTCGGAAATATCCCCGTCCCGTGAAAGCTGCGCCGCAATTTCCCGCAGGATATCATCCTCCATATCCAGCAGCACCCGAACAAGCGGAGCCGAAAGCTCGTCATACTGTTCCCTTGTCATTCATATCACCGCCGATAAGCCCCTCGCCGTCCGATATGCCCATGACAGCACTCTCCGCATTTATCCTTTCAAGCTCTCGCTTCGCCGCCTCTTCATCGCATTTCATTATCTCCATAATGGCAGAAATTTTTGACTTCAAGCCCGCCGTTACAAGACTGATGTTGTTTGCGATAAGCGTGTTGTCATCAATAACAACGCTGTCCTTGAATGCCACAGTGACCTCGAAATCGCCACGGGGGACTTCACCTGTTATCTGTGCCAGCTTCAGCACAGCCCTGCACATACCCTCAATAAACTCTACCAGCAGATTCTTCTGACATCGTATCGTAACAGCCGTTTTGTTTTCCTCGGAAACCACCTCAGTCGCTGTTTTCACGCCGCCCGCCTTGTCGAACGAAAGCGCCCCGGGAGACAAGCCCACCTGAAAGCACAGAATATTCAGCAGCGCATTGATACCGTCAACGTGTTCCTGTATTCTCAGCGTTACCGTGTTGTCCGTGATTTTCAGATCCTTGTCTTCATCGCATTTCAGCGCCTGATATACCTCGTCATCAGCGTCAAAATACCGCTCCGTCTTTCCCGTGTCAGGGTCAATTACCGTCCTGATGCACGATGACGGCACGATTATCCTCTTTTTGCCGAGGATAAACTCTCTCGCAAAGCTGTCAAACGCCACATCAAGGGCTTTGAGCGTGTCCTCGCAGTTGGCAAAGCAGCTGATACCCAAAGGCAGCTCCAGCGGAATATTGTTAGGGAAATCAGGCTTGAAATACTGAAACAGGGGCGTGTCGATGGCGTATGTGAACGTGTCCCCCATATCGGGGTAAAGCTCCGATACTGCCACCTGATCGCCCAGAGCATTTGGGTCGGAGGACTTAAACAAAAAGCACTCCACAAGGATATTTTCACCCTTGACGGAATGCTTTTCGAATAACGTGTAATAATATTTGCCCTTAGCTGATGCCGTGCCGAAAATGCCCTCGGTAATGTCCCTGTTGTCCCATTTCAGCGGATAGAACTGCCGTCCCTCAACATATGACAGCTTGACTTTTCCGCTGCTGATGTATTCCCTCAGCACACAGCCGCCCTGAGCAAACGCCGAAGAAAGCAGCCGTGGAATGTTCTTCCAGAAACCCTCACGACAGAGGAAATCAAGGATAAAGTCACCATATTCCTTTGACCCGCAGGATATGTCCACCTGCTCCGCAAAGCACTTGTGAGCGAACTCATCGCACAGTATTTTCGCCGTGTTCAGCATATTCATCTGCCGCTCGGTGCCCTTGTTCAGCCCCGCACGCTTCACCCTGCGCCACTGGGGACGCCCCTCATACACAGCCTGCCAGCCGTCAATATAGCTGGCATAAAATCCGCTGTCTCCCGGAAATTCCTCCTTGGGAAACGCCTGCCGAAGATATTGATCCGGGATCAGATGAAGGACAGCAGTAGGGAAAAGTATAAAACAAAACACATAACCTCACAAAAGTAAGAATAAAATGCTATGAAAACTTTTGTGAGGTTTTTGTATATGCAGCAGGAACTTCCTTTCTATAGAAGTAAGACATTTCATCGTAAAAAAATCATGGTGATGTTTACAGCCGTGTTCCTGGCACTTTTATTTTTGATGGGGAGGCTGGTGTATCTTATGGTGTTCTGTTCGGAATATTATGGACAGAAAGCACAGAACCTCCATGAGAGGGAACGTGATATTAAGGCGGCAAGAGGAAAAATTTTAGATGCAAACGGAATGGTGCTTGCCACGAACAAATCAGTCTGCACCATATCGGTTATACACAGCCAGATTGAAGATGAGGAGGCAGTCGTAAAAGCATTGGTAAAAGAACTTGGACTGTCGGAGGAGGCGGTGCGAAAAAGAGTGGAAAAGGTAAGCTCCATCGAACGTGTAAAGACGAACGTGCCCAAAGAGACAGGGGATAAGATACGGGCATACAAACTTGCAGGGATCAAAGTCGATGAA